GCGATGGCTGAGACTCAGTACGGTGACATCCAGAGGCTTGCCAACGTCGGGGCGATGTCAGAGGACTACCAGCAGAGGCAGATGGCAGCAGACATTGCTCGATTCAACTTCGGTCAACTTGCTCCGTATCAGGCTCTACAGTCATTCCTCGGGTCTGTTTATGGCGCACCGAGCGGGATGATGGTAACGCAGCCTATTACGGGCAATCCGTTGCTAGGCGCATTGGGTGGTGCTGCGGTCGGTTACGGACTAGGCGCTCCGCAGGGATACGGTGGTGCTGGTGCTGCTGCTGGCGGTCTGTTGGGTGGATATGGGAGCCGAGCATGAGCGGAATGGAGCCGATGATTATTGGTGCAGTGGCGGGTGCTGCGACCAATAGGGATGACCCGTTCAAAGGCGCAATGATGGGTGCCGCGCTGGGTGGTCTCGGTGGTGCTGGCTATAGTGCGTTAACAGGCGCAAGTGGTGCAGCAGGTGGTGCTGCTGCGGGTGAAGCTGCGCTAGGTGCCAGCGAGCTAGGGGCGCTTGCAAGGCCGGACGTTGCTCCGGTGTTGTCGGACTACATCACCCAGGCGCAAGCCGCTGGGCAGGTTCCGATGGCTGGCTATCAAGTTGAACCGATTATTCAATCGAGTGGTGCTGCTGATCTCAGTTGGATGGATCGCATCAGCCCGAGCCAACAGGCTGCAATCGAGGCTGGCAAACTTCCTGGGATGTCCCAGATGCCATCACTCGGCGGGGCAATGAGTTTGCTGGGTCAGGCTCAACCAAAAGCACAGATGCAATCTCCCGGTGGAATCCGCAGAGGACAGCCGCAGGCAGTCAACTACAGTGGCCTTGCTAGCCTGTTGGAACCGAAACTTGTAGAGAGGCGGCGACTTTCGCTGTTGTGACATGGATGAAATTCTCGCTCAGTTGTTCCCGCAAGCACCGTCCTACTTCCCAGGTCTGCTAGGTCAGGAGCAGGCCAATTTGCTTCAGCAGCAAGCCCAGCGACAGGGTTTGCTCGGTATCGGCATGGGTTTGTTGCAAGCCGCAGCCCCGTCTACCACTAGGCCGAGCCTCGGTGCTGGTATCGCACAGGGGTTGGCGACTGGTCAGCAGATGGCGCAGAACGTCTATATGCAGCGGCTGCAAGAGCAGCAGATCGCGCAGAAACTGGCAGAGCAGCAGAGGGTTCTGCAAGAGCAACAAGCAGCAAGAGCAATCCTTCCGCAAATCATGCGGCAAGGTCAGGCACAACCGACGTTCTACGGTCAGCCAACCGCATCACCTCTGCGAGATGACGAAGGCAATGTAATGCCTGGGGCTGGTGTCAGCCAAGGCGCCCCATCACTTGATATGAATGCTGCATTGCGGTTGTTGTCTGAGGCTCCTGGTGTTGCGGCAAAAGTTCTGCCAACGGTACAAGCGTTTCAAAAGTTGTCACAGCCTGAACGGGTGACATTAAAACAAGGGGAGCAAGTATTTGAGGTGAGAGATGGACGATATGTTCCTGTTGCTGGCGAAGCTAAGCCGGAGTTGCGAGAGGTTGGTGGTGCGTTATATGAGTTTTCGCCCGGACAGGCTCCTAAATTGGTGATTGACTCTAAAGGTAAACTGACTGGCGATTTTGCAAACTATGCAAAAGGTATGTACGGGACTGATGTTGTAACCGATCTTCCCGCTGGAGCGTTTGAGCGAATCCAAAACGCAATTATTGAACAGAAAAAAGCAGGCGCCACTGTTGTTGATATGACTGGTGGTCAGAGAGGGTTTGAGAACGAAACCAAGTTGCGTACAGAGTTCCAAGGCTCGCCAGAGTACAAAGCATTTGGTGAGATGAAAGCTGCTTACGGTCAGGTTCTTGAAGGTCTGAAGAAATCTAACGCAATTGGCGATTTGGCTGCTGCCACCAAGATCATGAAGTTGCTTGACCCTGGATCAGTTGTTCGAGAGTCTGAACTTGCGCTTGCAATGCAAGCTGGTGGACTGTTGGATAGGGTTTCCAATTACGCCACCAACATCATGCAGGGCACTAAACTTTCGCCAGATCAACGGAGAGAGTTCTCGTCTCTGGCTAACTCATTGTTCTCTGTGAGCCTTGATGCGTTCAATGAGAAGCGAAACCAATATCAAGGGCTTGCTAGAGAATATGGGTTCGATATAAATAGAGTGATCGGCGCAGAACCAAAAATCCCTGGATTGCAAGCAGCGCAAGTGCCAACCTTGTCAATCCAAGATGCAGCCGCTGCTGAACTTCGTCGCCGCAGGGGTCAGTAATGGACTTGTCAAAACTTTCAGACAAAGACTTGCAAGCAGTTGCTGATGGCAGGATGCAAGACGTTTCAGATGCTGGTTTGCGGTTGATTGCAGGTGAACAGCGTCCACTAGAGCGTCTTGGTACTGCTGTTGATACCGCTTTGGGGTTGCAACCGTCATCTCCTACGGCATTGCTGGAAAGTGCAAGGCGTCCAGCCATGAAAGTGTCTGCGTCTGACATGGACATTGGCAGACAAATCGGGCTAACTGGAAGGGCGGCAATCACTGGTGCGCTCGGGCTTCCAACGCTTGCATCTGATGCGCTTGTGTCGCTGATTAACATGATCGGCGGCAAGAACATCCAGATGCCGAGTCAGGCTCAGCAAGCATTGATGACGCAGGCTGGTATCCCTGAACCTAAAACCGCACAAGAACGAACCGCGCAGGATATTGCTTCTGCGATGGGTGGAGTGATTGGTGGTTACGGTCTTGGTGCTGCATTGCCAGCATCTATGCAAGCCAGCCGCGAACTGTTGATGCAGTCACCTATCTTCCAGGCCACAAGCGGTGGTGCTGCTGCGCTGGCATCTGGTCTTGCAAGGGAGGAAGGCGCAGGGCCATTGGAACAATTGGGTTACGGGATGCTTGCCGGTACTGTTGCTCCGTCTGCTGGTGCTGCTGCGGCTACCGGAGCGCAAGCCGCAGGACGGGCGGCAAGGGAAACTGTGCGACCGTTTACCGAGGCTGGCAGAGAGGTAATCGTCGGCAATGTGTTGCGGAGATTAGCGCGTGAGCCTGAGATGGCTGCGGCAAGGATGGAAGGGTATCAGCCTGGGGTGCCTGGGTATGCTCCAACAACCGCGCAAGCCTCGCGTGACATTGGTCTAGCTGGTGCTGTTCCGATGGTTCGTGGCTTGGATGAAACCGGACGCTTCCCTGCCCAACAAATCCAAGCTAATCAGGCTCGGATGGCTGTCCTTGATAGGCTTGCAAAAGATGAGCAAGCACTTGCCGCTGCTTTTGCAAAACGAGAAGAAGTAACAGGCCCGCTGCGAGAAGCGGCATTTGATCGTTACACAGGTACTCCAGAAGAGTTTGCTAGTCGCGTCCAATCGGTTAGGGATCAGATTGTAAGCGTGTTGCAGTCACCTGAAGGGAAGCGTCTTCCAGTCAAAGAAGCCATGACATTTGCGCTTCGGCAACTAGATGATGATGTTACCGACCCGAGGACGTTGTACGCAATCAAGCAGAACATCCAAGATGCTGCATTTGGAAAGTACGATAAAGAAAAGGGTGTGATGAAACTTGCAAAAGGTGAGTTGCAAGGCATTGCAAAATTTATTGACGATCAGATTGAACCTGTTGCTCCTGGTTACAAAGACTATCTTCGCAAATACTCTGCTGCCACAAAAGGCATTCAAAGTATGGAAGAAGCGCAAGCCTTTAGGACTACGGTTCAAGGCACTGCCCCGATTGTGCTTGATGAGTCAACGCAATACATGATCTCTCAACCTAGCTTTGTTCGTGCACTGCGTAATATCGGAGATGACACAAAGTTATCAAAGACTCAGATTGCATTGTTGCAGCGTGTTGGGAGAGACTTGGACGAAGGAGCTATAACTCGTCTGACAGCAGAACCTGGATCAAATACTTTCAAGAACCTGTCTATTGCCAACGTAGTTGGTGCATTGGTTGGCAGGCAGATTGAAGTGCCTGCTGTATTCCAAAAAGGAGCACCAGGACAATTTGCGTTGAACTGGTTGTATAACGGTCCAGATGATGCAATCCGCGCTGTCATCGTTGACGCTATGCTTGACCCTAAACTTGCGGCTAGGATGATGCGTAAAGCAACAACTGCTGAACTTGTTCCGGTCAGCGAGCAATTGAAGCGTAGAGCACTCAAACTTGGCTACGGGCAAGCATTCGGACTTGAGGCAGAGTAATCATGGCAAAGACAAAGATCAGCGAGTTCGACACCAATCCCGACAACAACACTGAGATTGACGGGATCAATATTGCGGAGAACTGTCCTCCGGCTACGATCAACAACGCTATCCGAGAGTTGATGGCGCAGTTGAAGGACTTCCAAGCTGGCAATCAGGCATCTAACCAACTGCTAGCTGCTGGTGGTGGCACAGGGCTGTCGTCTCCCGGTACGTCTGGCAACGTCCTTACCTCTAACGGTAGTGGGTGGGTATCCTCTGCTCCGACCTATGTCCCCACTGGTGGGATGATGATGTGGGGGACTGCCAGTGCTCCGACGGGTTATCTGCTGTGCAACGGGTCTGCGGTGTCTCGCTCGACTTACTCCGCGCTGTTTGCAGTGATTGGCACTGCGTTCGGTGCGGGTGACGGGTCTACTACGTTCACGTTGCCAGACTTCCGTGATCGCTTCCCTGTCGGTGCTGGAACGACGTACAGTGCTAACTCGACGGGTGGTAATGCTAATTCCACCCTCCCTGCTCACGATCACACAGGGACGACTTCAACAATTGGGGATCACGTTCACACTATGTTTATTAGAGGTGGCAGCACCGGTGGTAGTTTTATATACCCAAGGCACGACACCTACATTGATGATGCAAATCAAGACAGTGGCGCTGCTGGTAGTCACAACCATACGTTCACAACGAGTCAATCTGGATCGTCTAACGTTGGCACCAACCTCCCGCCCTACCTGGGTGTTTATTTCATCATCAAGACATGACAACCGCAAACGAAGTCGAGGCAAAGCTGATGACGCACGAATCTGTTTGCGCTGAACGCTATGGCAAGATAGAACTACAGTTCGACGCTAACAATGCGCGGCTGAAACGTATTGAGCAGATATTGATCGGCAGTGCTGCGTTTATCATTGCGCTTCTGCTGGGACTTGTCATGAAGGTGTGAAATGTTAGACCCGATCAGTCTGTTGGCGACTGCTACCGCTGTCTTTAACGGACTGAAAAAAGCGGTTGAGCTTGGACGCGAGGCCGAGGATGTGTTCGGTCAGCTAGGCAAGTGGGCAGGCGCGGTAGCCGATCTCCAAGAGTGGATGAACGGACAAGAGAACACAAAGCCTCCGCTGTTCAAGAAGCTGGTGTTTGCCAAGTCAGCGACTGCTGAAGCGTTTGACGCATACGCTGCTCAAGTCAAGATCAAGGAGATGGAGAAGACGCTCTATCATTGGTTTCACTACGGAGCCTTGCAGCATCTTGGTCGAGATGGATACGTTGAGTTTGTGCAAATGCGGCGGCGCATCAAAGAGCAGCGAGAGAAAATGGTTTACGAGCAGATCAGGCGACGGAAGAAGTTCATCAAAACTACGTCAGATGCCGCGCTCGTTGCTGTAGTGGCGGGGATCGGCTGCATCATCATGTTCCACATCATCATGTTTATTGTAGATCGCTGGCCTAAATGATTTATGTCCTTGCTGTCTTGGTGTCGTTTGTCTCTGTTTTAATGATTACGCTAGCGGAGATCAGTCAATGAGAATGACGACGGAAGAATTGGAGACTCGGGTCTGGGCAGTCATTGCTCTATCGTTGACTGGCATTCTTGTGTCTAGCGTGATCGGCATCATCCTGGGTGTTCTATTCGTAGAGCACGACATGGAGAAGATCAGCCCGATTGACGTTCAGTTTATGGCGATTCTGAAAGACATCATGCTCTTGTGTATCGGCGCTGTCGGCGGGATCGTCGGACGGAAGGGTGCGTATGCCGCTGCAAACATGATTAAGAAAGGGGACGACGATGCTTCCACTAGGCCCACTGCTTGAGATTGGCGGCAAGATTTTAGACCGAGTGCTGCCAGATCAGGCGGCAGCGGAGAAGGCCAAGCAAGAGTTAGCAAAACTACACCAAGACGGTGAGCTTGCAAAGCTAGCCAACGACACAAAGCTATTCGAGATTGAGCAGAACAACCTGACTGACAGGTTGAAAGCGGATATGGCTAGCGATAGCTGGCTGTCGAAGAACATTCGACCGATGACGCTGATCGCTATCCTGCTAGGTTATTTCACGTTTGCGATGATGTCAGCGTTTGAGAAGAACACGAATCAGGCATACGTTGAGCTTCTGGGTCAATGGGGGATGCTCATCATGAGCTTCTACTTTGGCGGCAGAACTCTTGAGAAAATCATCGACATGAAAGGCAAGAAGTGATCGACACATGGAAAGACTCGCTGACTCGCGTCCTGCATCACGAAGGGGGGTTCGTCAACCACAAAGACGATCCAGGAGGCGCTACCAACCACGGATGCACACAAAAAGTCTGGGAAGAATGGTGCGGTCATTCTGTCAGTGTTGACGACATGAAAGCACTCACGCACGAGGACGTTGCGCCGATCTATAAGACTAAGTATTGGGACAAGATCAAAGGCGACGATCTGCCATCAGGAGTCGATTACTGCGTGTTTGACGCAAGCATCAACAGCGGTGCTGGCAGAGCATCAAAGTGGCTGCAAGAATGCGTAGGAGTTCAGCCAGACGGTGTTATCGGGCCGATGACGCTGCGTGTAGCACAGGCGATGTCACCTGCTGATCTTGTGAATATGTACTGCGACAAGCGTCTTGCGTTTCTGAAGGAACTCAAGACCTGGGATGTGTTCGGGAAAGGCTGGGAACGGAGGGTGGAAGAAGTCCGCTCCCATGCGCTCACAATGATCGCAAAAGCCGGTTGATGTACCACTGAGCTTTCTCAAGATCCTCTCTGCCGTTCTTCTTCTTCCAACGCCAGAGATACTTGATCGCGTTACCGGTGCAGAAAGCCTCGACACCTTGCAGTCCTTCCGTAGCGACTGCAATGGCATCGATGCACTCTACCGCACCTTTGTAGTGGTCGGGGTTGGTTGGATCAGAAGGGTGGCCCATCGTCCCTCGCCTTCGGTTCCGCCAACGTTGCCCAACCATCCCAGCCGACCGGGACAGACTCCATCTTCAGTGTCAGACCTTTCGGGCCTTGCATGACGACGCCGATCTTCTGCCAGCGTTTCTTTTCTTCTCCCTGCTTGTTGGTGTAGGTTCCGGTTGTAGCAATCACTTCGTATGCGATGGGCATAGTTTCTCCATGAGGTTTTGTGCTTCGGTTAGAAATTCTTTGACCTTACTCTCAAACTTCTCGATGTCCTCCTGTGTTGGTTGGAACCGTACAACGAACAACTGTAGATGCTCTGGGAACCTGTCATCGAAGCTAACGAAGTCCACCCACTTCCTTCCGGTGCAGGACAACTGAGCCAGCATTTGCGGGACGTACTTTGCCGGTGGCTTACCTGACTGGATGTAGTCTAGGTGAGTAGTTGACCGAGGACACTTGATCTCGACCAGACCCTCTGTCCCGACCAGAGCATCGGGGCTGGCGCCAAACCAACGAATGAGCGGGTGCTTTACGAACCCCACATCGTCCGTCAACTCATGACTTGCCTGATACGCTGCTTTCGCTAAAGGCTCGACATCAATCCCGCGCTGCATATCAATGTTGGTATACGAGTCCTGTGCTCGACCAGTCAGTCGCTCCGTGACTATCTGGGTCAGATAACCTTTCCTAGCCATCGTGTCCTTACCAGCGAGGATGTCGCTTGCACGAGATCCGGTAGCATGACCGAGCCTGTCGGTGTACCACTCTGCTGTGCGCTGCTCCATCACCGATCCCCAGCTATGTAGCGGTTGAAGTAGTCCAGCGACTGTTCCTCATCGTAAGGCTCTACCCACTCCAGAACCCTCTGAAAGCGCCCAGAACTGACTTTCCTGCGTCCGGTGGGGATTAGATAGCCTTTCCTTACGAGAGGCGCTATGCGGGGCGTTATCGTGTTGAGCGGCAGTCCTGGGAGTCTGCGGGACAGTTCTTCTGCTGTCAGACCTTTCTTGGCTCCTCTGAACTCCTCTAGCACGATCAACTCCAGTCGGTTGGCATCGATGCTTGCAGCCGCATCGTGACTGGTCTCAGGGTCGGTAGACCTTGCAAAGGCGTTCATAGCGTCACCTCCAGAAACTTTGGCAACTCTGCGAACAGGACAAGTTCAAACTCAAACCCTGTTTCGGTTTTGACGATGATCTTGCGGGTCGAGTAGGGACCGGATGGGATTTCTTGCGTCTCAATCGCACCGATCTCCACAGACTTCACTTTGTGGATGTGTGAGTTCATAGGATCACCGCGGCGTATTGGTGGGGAATGGGGAACTTGGGTGCGTGCCAGAACTTACGCAAAATCAGTGTCTCGGGTGTGTAGAAGGCGCCAGGGTTGATGCTCTTGAGTTGAGCGATGGCGATTTCTAGGTCTTTGTTGTCGTGCTGATAGTCGCGTCCGACCCTAGCTGCTGCGCGGAGCATGGCACGTTGCTGGTCATTCAAAAGGATTGCGGGTTGCATCACTTTACCTCCATCAGTTGTGTTTTGCGCTGGTTCTTTGTTGCTTCGAGTTGCTGCATAAACTCAGTGTCTTTCAGAGCCTTGTAAGCGTGGGCAAACACGGTCTTGAGTCCGTCAAGGTTCTCAGCGTTTGCGACTTGCTTGAGATACGGGGCAGGGTCAATTGCTGGCTTCTTAGATGCCGCGTTCCCGTCATCGTCCTCCGGTGTGATTCCGCAGGCTGCCATCAGACTGTAGCGACGGGCATAGGTTAGTGCTGAACCGTATCCCTGCGGGTCTTGCTTTGCCGCGGGGACATGGAGTTTACCGGCTGACATTGTTTCCCCGGACTCATGGACGAACACGGTCTCTACGATCACCCCGTCCTGGCACTCGTGCGTCTGCTGCATGAGCATGATGCCGTTTGCGTTCAGACCGTCGATGACTGCCTCGACACAAGCTGCGAGGTCAGCGTAGCGGCTTCGGAAATGCGGGTTGCTGGAAGATTTCAACGCTGGCCCGAAAGCCTTCTGCGCCTTGACCAACGATGATGCGATCTGTTTCATACGTCCCTCTGTATTTTTGCCACTTGGTTAGAAATTCTTGTTGCTCGCTGGGTGGTACCCACCCGAATCGCTTCCATGTCTGTGTTACGTCTGTTGCGACTCCGGGGGTCCACTTGAAATCTAGATCCGTGAGATGAGTTCCCAAACAAAGTCTCCTATGGTTGAGGTTGAACCGATACTCCAATCGACTGCTGTGATGCCGAGCACAACTCCGGCGATGACGATAAGCAGATGTTTCATTTCGCTACCTTATAAGCCAGTTTGGAGGAGTGCTTCCAGGTGTCGTACTGCTTCTCTGCTAGTTCCTGAACCCGCTGCTTGAGCCATGCTTTCGCATCCTCACCGTTCCAAAGCATCTCGATCACTTGGTCGGTGGTGATGTCGGTGTCGCGGTCGAGGTCAGTCCAGACCCAGAGGATTTCCTTGGCTGTCGCTGAGTCAAGCCAGCAGGCAATCTCGTCGCTCTCCCACTCCTGTTGCTGGTCTGCTGCGTCCTGGCGCTCGTCTTCACGAATCCAGTAGAGGTCGATGCTGTTGTAGTCGCTCATGTTGTCCTCGGTTGTTGTTGTTGACCGTGAAAGAATATTAAAGTATTCTGCATCTCAGTGTCAACGCAAACGTTCCATTTTTTACAACTTTTACAATTAGAGGGTGTATGACAGTCGAGCAAGCAATCAACCTCGCAGCCGCGCTAGTAGGGTCGAAGGGCAAGCTGTGCGAGGAGCTGAAGATCAGTCGGCAGGCAATGAACATATGGAAGAAGAATGGGGTTCCACTCAAGAGAGCATTGCAGATCCAGGACATGACGGGCGGTGTAATCAAGCTGGGTGATCTCTGTCCGCAGTACAAAGCAATCGAAATCGTGCAGGTAGAAAATGTCGCTAACCGCTAGGTCAACTGCTGTCCTGCGGGAGCGAGGGTTCATGGTCGCAACTGTCGAGCACTACAACTCGTTCACGAGGCGCAAGCATGACCTCTGGGGCTGCATCGACCTGCTGTGCATCGGCAACGGCGAGACGGTCGCTGTGCAGGTGACGAGCAAACCCCACCTATCAACCAGGAGACACAAGATTGAGGAGGCCGAGGCTTACCCTGAAATGATTCGATCAGGTTGGAGGATCGTCTTGCATGGGTGGTTCAAGGAGAAAAACCGCTGGCAGTTGAAGGAGGTGGAACTGTGATCTTCACTCTCTCTCACGACACTGCCCGTCAGAGGGCTGTAGAGGCCGTTAAGAACGCTCGGCAGGGCTGGGTGGTACGGATAGAGCCACCCAACCGGACAAGCGCACAGAACTCGTTCTATTGGGCTACGTTAGCAGCGATCAGCGAGCAGATCCGTCCGCAGAATCAGGCGCACGATCCAGACGTTTGGCACGCTTACTTCAAGACTAGATACCTACCAGGCAGGATGATCGAGCTACCCAACGGGCAGGTGGTCGAGCAGGAGCCAACGACAACGGGTCTGACGAAGGCTCAATTTAGTGACTATGTAGAACAGGTGCTGGCATGGGCAACGGAGAGAGGGCTGACGATGACGGACGAGATGTCTGTTTTGCGTGCAACCAGCGACACGACAACGCAAGACTCGTCACTCTCCCTGATGGCACCGTAGTTGGACTTCAGTCAAAGGCATACACGCTTTACTGCGAGGCACAAACTGTGTTGTCTTGGACAAAGCCTAGACGGACGGAGTACCTGGAGCGGGTAGAGAAGGCAAGGGGTGCAGCAGGACGGGAAGAACTGGCAAAAGAAATTTGGAGGCAGCATGAGTCATCGAGAGCAAATCGAGTGGGTAGCAAGTCTAAGAGATAGGTTTCCTGAACGCTTTTCAAAGGTAAAAGTGTTGGAAGTGGGTTCTCTGAACATCAACGGGACGATCAGAGATTTTTTCAGTGATTCCCAGCACACAGGCATAGACGTTGGTCCCGGCCCTTGTGTGGATGTCGTTTGTTCTGGACACGAGTATGACGGTGACAAGTACAACGTCACCTGTTCCTGTGAGTGTTTCGAGCACAATCCTTTCTGGAAGCAGACGTTTCTGAATATGTGGCGGCTTACAACGAGAAACGGTCTTGTGTTCTTCTCCTGCGCGACGACTGGCAGGCCAGAGCATGGGACGACGCGCACGACTCCATCAGACTCACCTTTAACTGTCGGGAAGGGCTGGGACTACTACTACAACCTGACAGCAGATGACTTCCGATCTGCGTTCGACCTTGACCTCATGTTTTCCGACTTTCAATTTGCCGCTAACGCAAGCCACCGCGACCTATATTTCTGGGGTATCAAGCATGGTCAGGGATAAAGCGTGGCTCAAAGCGGTAGCGAGTCTGGACTGCCAGCGATGCGGTATGTCAGGTCAGACGCAGGCGGCACACGCAAACTGGGGACAGTACGGCAAGGGGATGGGGATGAAGGCGCACGATTGTTTTGTTGCTGCGCTCTGTCAGACCTGCCATTTTGCGATTGACCAGGGAGCGAAGATGACGGGGGAGGAGCGTAGAGAAGCCTGGGAGGATGCGTTCCGCAAGACGTTGGTTGCGCTGTGCGAGGC